TCAATCTATAAATTTCCCAAAAGATACTTCGATGACATTGACTGTGTTATCGGTGATGAAGCACATCTATTTAAGTCGAAGAGTCTGACAGGCATCATGACCAAACTACATAATGCCAAGTATCGTTTTGGATTTACTGGTACACTTGACGGAAGTAAGACTCATAAGTGGGTGTTAGAAGGATTGTTTGGTGCTTGTGAAAAAGTTACAAGGACTGATGATCTTATTAAGAAAGGTTATCTGTCAAACTTAAGAATTAAAATTCTGGTATGTAAGCATGACTATCAGCATTTTGCAGACTTTCATTCTGAAATGGAATACATTGTGACTCATCAAAAGAGAAACAACCTCATTAAGAATTTGGTTAATGATATCAGTGGTAATACACTGGTGCTATTCAACTATGTGGAGAAGCATGGTGAACCACTTCACGAACTAATAAATAGTAGTGTTAGTAATGATCGCAAAGTATTCTTCGTTCACGGTGGCACTGACACTGAAGATCGAGAGTTCGTAAGAATCATTACAGAAAAAGAAGACAATGCAGTGATCATTGCTTCTTACGGAACATTCAGCACTGGTATCAATATTAAAAGATTACATAACATTATCTTCGCATCACCTTCTAAATCAAGAGTACGTAATCTACAGAGTATAGGTCGTGTATTAAGGAAGGGAGAAGGAAAAGACATTGCTACTCTCTATGATATTGCAGATGATATCTCTGGTCGTCGAGATAACTATACACTTAAACACCTCTATGAGAGGATCGCAATTTACCAGGAAGAAAACTTTAAGTATGAAACAATTAAAGTAAATTTAAGATAAGCATGGAAGAAGAATTTTATGCAACTATAAAACTTGTATCAGGAGAAGAGATTGTGTCCAAAGTTTGTTATATGACAGATGAAGATTCTCTTCTGTTAGACAAACCTCTTTTAGTTGACAAAGTATCACAGAAAAAATCAGGTAAGATAGTTGAAGGATTCGCATTAAGGGAATGGATTGCATCAACTTATGATGATATGTTTATTATTGCAATGAATCAAGTCATGACCATTAGCGAACTCGATAAAAGAATTGAAGACTATTATATATTGAGTCTTAATTCAATTGAAGATGGGACTACAGAAAGTAAGCATACTCTATCGAGAGAATTAGGTTACATTGGATCTGTAGAAGAGACTAAAAAGAGATTAGAGAATCTATTTAATAAAAGCTAGATACTCTGTCTCTTGAACCCTTACAGAGTTATTCTATTAGGTTTTAGGTGTATTGTCAAGCTATTGACAAAATCAAAGAATTGAGTTATACTGTTTTAAGAATACAATAACCATATGGCGAAGGCAAAGACAGAATACTATGTAAATAATAAAGAATTTCTTGAAGAGATAGTAAAATACAAAAAGAAAGTGGAGGTTGCTAAAAAGAAAGGTAAATCCAAACCACTTGTCACGAACTATATTGGTGGATGTTTTCTTAAGATCGCTACACACCTGTCATACAAACCAAACTTTGTCAACTACATGTTCCGTGAGGACATGATCTGTGATGGCATTGAGAACTGCCTACAGTATATCGATAACTTCGATCCAGAAAAATCAAAGAACCCTTTTGCTTATTTCACTCAAATCATTTACTACGCTTTCCTTCGCCGTATTCAAAAAGAGAAGCGTCAGTTAGAAATCAAAAGTAAGATTCTTGAACGGTCTGGTCATCAGGAAGTGATGTATACAGAAACCTATGAAGGAGACATGGCTGGTATGAATGCTTCGTATTCTGATATGGGTAGCATCAAAGAAAATATTGAAACGAGGATGAGTAGATGACAGTAGCACTCATTACAGATCAACATTTAGATGGTCGTAAGGGTAGTCTGGCATTCTGGAATTATTTTCTTAAGTTCTATGATGATGTATTCTTCCCTACGTTAGAGAAGAAAGGTATTACAGAGATCATTGACCTTGGTGACACGTTTGATAACCGTAAAGGCATTGACTTCAATGTCTGGAATAGAATTCGTGCTTGTTACTTTGATCGCTTGAGTGATATGGGTATCACAGTCCACACCATTTTGGGCAACCATTGTGTGTACTACAAAAATACAAACTCTATCAACTCTCCTGATTTATTGCTTGGTGACTATGATAATATTCGTGTCTACGATGAGACTTGTACTGTTACTATTGAGGGTACGAAAATTTGTTTCGTCCCTTGGATCAATAGGGAGAACGAAGAAGCGACAATGGAGCATCTCAAAAATACAGATGCAGAAATAGTTATGGGACATCTTGAGCTCGACGGGTTTGAAGTAACCCCTGGTCTTAAGATGGAGCATGGTATGGATCCCAAGATCTATAAGAACTTCAAGCAAGTATTCTCTGGTCACTATCATCACAAGTCAAGCAAAGGTAACATCACATACTTGGGAAATCCTTACCAGATGTTTTGGAACGACTACGCTGACACTAGAGGGTTTCATCTTTACGAACCAGCAAAGAACAAACTTCGTATGGTAAAGAACCCATATGAAATCTTTAAGAAAGTATACTACAACGATGTAGATAAGGACATGGTTCTAGACTACCCAGAGTACAAAGATACTTTTGTCAAAGTCATTGTTGAAGAAAAGAAAGACTATTATCTTTTTGAGAAAGTTATTGATTCATTGTATGCTTCTGGTGTTTATGATATTAAAATTGTAGAAACACTTGTAAGTGAAGATGAAACAGAAGACATTGATCTTGAAGTAAAAGACACTCTGACTTTATTGAATGAATATATTGATGAGGTAGAGATGTCCGTAGATAAAACATCTTTGAAAAAATTAATGAGATCCCTATATATTGAAAGTTGTGAAATGGTATGATGCAAACATACGTTCTTTCCCTGGCTGATAAACCTGAAGGAGTGTTCTCCGTAGTAGATAATAACACTGGAGAACATGTAATTCCTATTTTTGAAGACGCGGAAGATGCTGAACGTTATGCAATCCAAATGGTTGAAGTACAAAATGGACCATCACTACAAATTCTTGAAATAGAAAAAGAAATTATTGTTGCTGCCTGCGAAGAAAAAGACCAAAGGTATGCTATAATAACTATCGATGATTTTATAATCCCTCCCTGCTAACATATAATGATTGTTTTTCAAAAATTACGTTGGAAAAATTTCCTATCTACAGGAAATGTATTCACGGAAATTGATTTGTTAGCTTCTAAAACAAATTTGATTATTGGCTCTAATGGTGCTGGTAAGTCTACCATTCTAGATGCATTAACTTTTTCTTTGTTTGGAAAACCATTTCGTAAGATCAATAAACCAATGCTGGTGAATAGCATCAATCAGAAAGATTGTGTGGTTGAGATAGACTTTAGTATTAGTAAGAACGATTTTAAAGTTGTGCGTGGCATCAAGCCTAATGTCTTTGAAATATATCAGAACGGTCAGATGCTTGATCAGTCTAGTACAACAAACGATTATCAAAAACATCTAGAGACTAACGTTCTTAAGATGAACTATAAATCGTTTACGCAGATTGTTGTTCTTGGTAGCAGTACCTTTGTACCTTTTATGCGATTGCCTATTACATCACGTAGAGATATTATTGAGGATATCCTTGACATTCAAATATTCTCTGTGATGAATACAGTCTTAAAAGATAAAGTTAAAACATCTACTGAAGAGATGAAAGATATTGATTACAAGGCAGAACTTGCTGAACAGAAAATCAATATGCAACAACAGTTCATCGAACAGATGAGTAAAAGAAATGAAGAATCTATTGTTGAGAAACAAACATTCATAAACGATTTGGATTTAGAACGTATTGCTGCTCAAGAATTAGTAGAAGAGTTTAATAATAAAAATGAAATTTATTGTAAAGAACTTGAGAGCACAGCATTCACCCCTACAAAGTTAAAAAAGTTAAACACTTTGAAGGGAAAGATTGAACAAAAATTTTCTGCTCATAAAAAACAGCATGAGTTCTTTACTCATAATGAAACATGTCCTACATGTAGTCAATCAATCACAGAGGAACTGAAAAATAGTAAAGTTGACTCAATCATGAATTCTATTAAAGAACTTAATGAAGGGTTTGCGGAGATGGACATTGCAATCAAACTTGAAGAAGAGCGAGAGAGTCGTCATCTTCTAACTTCTAAACTTATTACGAAAACTAACTCTGATATTGCTATTCAAAATTCTACTATTAGTAGAATACAAAAACAGATTAGAGACTTATTAGATCAGGTTGAACTGTTAAGATCTAATAAATCAGATACTTCAGAATCACAAGAGAAGTTAGAATACTATCAAGAAGAATATTTGAAACTGAAAAAGCAAATATCTGAAATCAAAAAAGAAAGAGATACTCTCCTTGCAGCATCTCAACTCTTGAAAGATAATGGTATCAAAACCAGGATCATTAAAAGATATTTGCCGGTGATGAATAAACTCATCAATCAGTATCTTCAGAATATGGACTTCTATGTTAACTTTGCATTAGATGAAAACTTTGAAGAAACCATCAAGTCGCGGTACAGAGATTCTTTCTCTTATGAATCTTTCTCGGAAGGAGAAAAAGCTCGTATTGATATCGCTTTGTTGCTTACTTGGCGTTCTATTGCTAAACTTAAGAATAGCGTCGATACTAACATATTGATCCTTGACGAGATCTTCGATGGGTCACTAGATCAGAATGGCACTGGTGAGCTAGGTTGGATTCTTCGTAACTTCGATGATGACACTAACGTGTTTGTCATCTCTCACAAAGAAAATTTAGACGGAAAGTTTGAAAGAACTTTGCAGTGTGAGAAAGTAAAGAACTTCAGCGTTGTCCGTGAGACAGTTGCTGAAGTGTCATAGGGGAGGATGCAGGGTCTCCCTTTTTTGCTATGATATGTCCATCAACGCAAGAGAGTCATGTCACGCCAAGAGATCAAAGGTAACCTTGCCCGTCTTCTCGCTACCGAGAACCTTGTGGTGGAACACCGCAACTGCCCTACAGCACAGTTCAATGTAGACACCCGTGTACTGACTCTCCCTAACTGGGACTATGCTTCTAGCACTGTGTATGACTTGCTGGTGGGACACGAAGTCGGACACGCTCTCTTCACCCCCAATGAAGACTGGACTATTGTTGCTGACTGTCCTGCAGATTATGTCAATGTAGTTGAGGATGCTCGTATTGAGAAAATGATGAAGCGTATGTATCCTGGTCTTCGCAAATCATTTGCTGGTGGATACAAAGAGTTGAATGAAGAAGATTTTTTTGAGATTAAAAATAATAATGTAAGCGAGTATACTTTAATCGATCGTATTAATCTTCACTGCAAGATTGGTGCTAATGCGATGATTCCCTTCAGTGAAGAAGAAAAACAGTTTGTTATTCGCACAGAAAATAGTGAGACTTTTGAACAAGTTCTCAAAATATCAGTTGACATATTTAATTACGTCAAAGAAAGTCTTGATAAAGAACAACCAGCACCTGATGTAATGACCCCCCAACAAAATAGTAATGGTTCTTCTGGTGGTGAACAACTTACAGAACAGACTGGAGAAGGCGAAGAAATGACTCACGAAGAAATGCAAGAAGAAGCAAATCGTCGTGAAG